CGCCGGCGCCGTTGGGAGCAGCCGCCAACGCGCCGAGGTCCGGAATTTGCGGGCCGCCGGGGCCGCCGCCCTCGAACACGCCAGGAGCCGGCGCTCCAGTCGGTGGTCCACCTTGTTGTGGCAACTGACCCTGCATCGCCATTTGCTCGGCGTCCTGCGCCTTCTGCAGCAGGTCGCCACGACCGGCGAGCATGAAGACTTGGGCGTCCAGCCATTTGAGGTACGCCGGGCTTTCGCGGATGCGGTCACGCGCCTTCGAGCGTCGAATTTCGTCGGGGTTGTCACCCAGTCCGGTGATCGCCTCGTCTAAGCCGGCGGTCCCTGCTGCTAGCCGCTCATGCCAGTACCGCGCGACCACCATTTCGTCTGTCGGTAAAGTGGCCTGGACTTCCCACTTGACCTGCATCGGCTTTTCGAGATCCGCGGGACCGAGCCCCAGGTAGCCCGAGGGGTTGTTATCGTCGCCCGAGAAAAATACCCAGACCTTCTCGTTGACGTGCTGCGAGCGGACCAGCGACCACAGCTTCTCGGTCTGGCCAAGCAGCAAGCGCTCAAGCCCGTGGCGCACGGGGCCGACACGGGTGCGGGTGTACGACAGGACCTGGCTGATGGCGAAGCCGGCGCCCTCCATGCCGCTGAGGGTGGTGACGCGTGGTGACTCGAGGTCGCGAATGGCCTGGTCGACCAGGCTCATGTGCTTTTCCAGCGTCTCGGGGCCCATGTACTGGATGCGCTGGAGCTGCCGGCCCGCGGGCAGGTTCAGGATTTCGCCCGGCTTGACCGTCACGTCCTGCTCGCGCGGCAGGCCGTCATTGCCGATGACGGACGATGCGGGCGTGTCGCCGTACGTGACCAGCGGGCTCAGCAGGTCCCTGGCGACATATTGCGCATGCATGGCACGCAAAAATTGGCGGTAGCGCACGAGCTCGAGCTTGGTGCGGCCGATGCCCCAGCCGACTTTGCGGTTCCGCCAGTGCGACATCGACAGGCCCGGCGCGTAGTCATACGGGACCCCGAAGCTGTAGCCGTGGCGGAACTGCTTGACGATCGTGCCGCTGATCTGGCCGTTGTAGTTCGCCCCAGCGACGCAGTACGTCACCCACTGGTCGTCCCAGTGCTCGAGAAAGTCGACGGTCGCGATGGCCGACCGATTAGCCTCGATCTCGTTGTAGCCCTGGCCGAGATCCTCGGGCACGATGTTGCCCTGCTTGTCGCGGGCCAAGCGGTAGCGGCGGAACGTCGAGCGCTGCGGCTTCTGCGTGACCTCGAGCACCTCGCATAAGCGGCCGCCGGCCCACTGCGGGTAGATCGTGCGCGGGTCGACGTAGACCCACGCGAACGGCGGCCCCGCGGACTTCTTGGCGTCCTCGGTGGCCTTGTCGAAGGTGCGGTACGTGTCGTACGAATCGTCGGCTTTGGGCGGCTTGATCGCGTACCGCGCGTCCCACAGGTCGCGCTGCCAGAGCAGTTTGGCCCAGCCGCCGCCGTCGTTCAGACACGCGTCGGTGACCTGGGTCATGGTGTCCGAGCCGGGCTCGCGCGTGCCGCACCGCCACAGCACCTCCTCGGTCCAATGCTCGCGGTCGGTGGCCAGCGTCTGCGCCGTGTCGCCTTCGCCGCCCTTGATGCTGATCTTGGGCCGCTCGAGGGTCAGGATCGCGGACTGCTGGAACGCCTCCTCGGTGATGTCCGGGTCGCGCGGATCGACGTGGACCAGGACGTAGTCCTTGTCGGCCTCGGCCAGCGCCGGCTCGCGCATCTCGCGCTGTCGGCGCATGTGGTCGATATCGTCGTCCTGGTCCTTGTACAGGTCGCCCAGCTCGGTGCGCAGGGCCTGCACGTAGTGCGCATCGGGCGGCTTGAGGGTCTTAGACTCGCGATCGACGGAGTCTGCTACCGGCGGCGCTTCAGCCATCAGCGTGCGCCCCGCTCAAGCAATCGTGGCCGCGGTACTTCATCAGCTCGTCGTGCACGGCGCACAAGAACTTGTCGCACAGCGGGCACCACGCCTGTGCTTCGCGGCCACAGTCGGCCTGGGCGCACACCATCTCGTCGGCCGCACGACCGTCATGCTCAGGATGCTCGAAGCGCAGGTCAAACGCCGCGGTCACATCAGGCGCGAGTGTAGCGCGTTGTTGTGGCGAGCACACAAAGCGCATGGTGCAAACGCACAACGGTCACGCGCGCATGCTGCGCTTGATCGACTCGGCGTCGGTGCCCAGCCACTGCCAGAACACCCGCTCGAGGCCGGCCGCGTTCGCCGCGATCGTGCTCGGCGAGCCCTCGACCTTCTGGCCGGTGACCGTGAGAAACCGACGCGTGACGTACGCCTCGACCCAGTCCCGGCGCCGGCGCCCATACGGCAGCGAGCCCTTGACGAAGATGCGCAGCCCGTCACCACCTGGCGAGCGCTCGGTGTAGCTGTTCAGGGCGCGCACGATGGCGTTGGCTTCGGTGCGGTGCTCGCTCACGTGGTCCAGGTCGATGCCGACCAGGCCCCAGCGCGGGCTGAGCGCGAAGCTCACGCCGTCCCAGCCGCCGTGGCGGTAGGCGTCGTACGCGTCGTCGAACGTGGACCATGTCTCGGGTTCAGACGCTTCGGCTTTGGTGCCATCGGGCTGGTAGGGCGGCTTGCTGATGCGCCCGTTGGCGTCGGCGCGGTACTTCCAGACGGCCCAGGCATCATGCAGGCGCAACTCGGACGGGATGTTCCAGCGTTCGACACTGAGCGTCTGGCCTGGTTTGGTCTGTGGCCGGGGCTCGCTGAGTGCGGTGATCCAGCGCGGCAGATGCACGAGCGGCGAGTCACTCATCGGCCGAACGCATAGCGTGAACGACTCGCTTCAGGCGAACTTTTCGCGCCCTGGTATGCCATCGCCAGCGCGGAAACCGTGTCGTCATGGCCACCCTGCGGCGCCGCGTAGCGCAGCATCCCCGACGGCAAGACCGTGCTCTCGTACGCCAGCAGCTCCGCCGTCTGCACGACGTCGTCGAGCAAGGTCAACGCGCCATCTTCGATGGCCACGCTCAGGTCGATGATGGCCGCCGCCTTCGTGGCGTTGGTGGTGGTGAACGACCAGATCGGCAAAGGTGGCCGTTTGGTCCCGTCGAGCAGCACGTAGCCCCGCTGCAAGCGTTCGATGATCGGCGTGCCCATCGCATTCGACTCGGCAACGATGGTGCGCGGCTTGTAGGCCGCGGCGAGGCGGTGCAAGCGCTCGGTCTGGAACTCGTACTCGATGTTGGAAAAGCGGTCGAGCAGCACCTGCTCCTGGGTGCTGGCGTCGATCACGCTGATGACCGTGAAATCGTTGGTGCGGCCCCAGTCCACGCCGAAGACGTACGTATGATGCGGCTCTGGTCGGCGCGGCTGTAAACGTGCCACGGCATGCACGCCGCGGAACACGCCGGCGCCGTCGAGTTGGAGAAACTGAGCCAGATATTCCTGGCTGAAAATGCGCTCCGGAAGTTCTGCCCGCGCGGCAGCAATCTCGGTCGCGCTGATGTACGGGGAGGCGCTCGAGGGCATCTGCCACGACATCCAGTCGCGCTGTAGTGGGTCCTGGCCGAGCTGCCAGAGCGCGTGAAACGTGTCCAGTCCCTTGGGCGTGGACAGAAACCACGCGTCGCCACCGAGCACGCTCAGCGTCGGGCGCAAGCTGGCCTGCCAGACTGTCTCCAGGTCGCGCACCAGGGCGGCTTCGTCGACCACGATGCGGTGGTACTTTCGGCCGCGCGCGGCATCGGGATCGTCCAGGCTCCAGCACTCGAGCGAGCCGCCGTTGGAGGTCGCGATGCGGTGCTGCTGCTCGCTCTTGTCGGCAGTGATCGGCTCGAGCACGATGCGCAACTGGCGCCAGACTTCGTCGAGGTACTTGTACGTGGGGGCCATCCAGGCGCACGTCCGACCCTGCTGGACGCCCTCGGCCACGAGTCGGATGCCCAGGGTGGTTTTGCCCATCTGGCGACCGCAGGCGGCGACGTTGAAGCGCTGCTGTTCAGCCAGCATCGTCTGCTGCGCCTGGTGCAAGGGTGGCAGATCCAAGCTCTGGTTGGCGTTCGACGGGCCGGAGTCCGGCGAGAAGTCGAAGGACCGTATCCCGCTCAACGGCAACCAGTTGGGCAAGTTCGGCGGCGGGTTGTTTTTCAAGCCACTCCGGGCGAGTTGTGGCCTGTAGTTGAGCCTGAATTGTCGTGATGTGGTCGGCGATGAGCTCAAGGATCAGCTCGCCCAGGTCGCGCGCATTATCGGTCCCATTGGTCCCATCGAGTCCCACCCACCGGGAGACTGTTTGTTTGCTGAGGCCGTATTGTCGCGCGGCCTGGGCGATCGTGGTACCGGCCAGCACAGCGGCCACGACTTCGGCCCGGATGTCGGCTGGATGCGCAACACCACGGGTCATTCGGGTAGTTCTCGACGTTCAATCGGCTCACGCAATGTTGCCGCGTAACACGACCGACACAGGATCGGGATCGTCGGCGTGACCGGTTCGCCGCCCTCGACCTGGCGACGATCCGAGAGCAATACGTTGCGCCCAACAACGCACTGACAGCGGGAACAGACCAGCGTGACACTACGCATCATTCGGAATCTTCGGTGGTCGGCCCAGGCGAGGCGGCGGGAGGTTGGCGTCGAGCCGACAGGCCAGGCACAGATGGCCGATGCGATCGACGACGAACGTGTAGCAGCCGGGGGTGGTGCAAATGGTGCGTTCATGGGTCTGGTGCATCTGCCACCGCGGCTCGAGTTCGATGCGGCGTTTGGTCATCGTTTGGCCGAATGCGAAACCATCACGTGCGTTCCTGCCGCAGACGGCGGATTTCATCGTGCAGTTCCTCGACCGCGCGAATCAGCGCCAGCAGGATGTCCCCCAGATGCTGATCCGGACAGTTTTCCGCAATCACCCGCCAGCGGCGCAGATCGTCCTGGTTGACACGCATGCTGTTCATGGCGCCCACAGCTCAGACAACAGTGCCGAGCGTCGGGCTCGCACCAGATCACGCGCTCGGCGCAGATCCGCAACGCGGCCCCAGTGTTTGGCCGCGACCGCCTCGTTCGCGCACTGCTCGAGCCGCACCATCGTCAACGCCAGTTCGCGAATCTCCTGGCGCAGCTCGGCGTACTGGTCCTCAACCGTCATGACACGTCACCCATCATGCCGCCACTCATGGCATCTGGCAGCCCCAATGTAACTGGAACGGAACCCGCGCCTCGGCCTCGCTGAGCGGCTTCCCACACGCCCGACACCGCGCCTCCTCAGCTTCTGTCTTTCTGTATTGCTGTTCTGCACTACTAGTAGTGGAGAATGGCAATACAGCGTTCTCAGGGGCATCAGGCGCATCTGCCGGGGTTTCCGTATTTCTGTATTGCTGTATTGGCTTACTAGTAGGGGAATACAGCAATACAGTTTTTTCGGAATCCTGTCCGGCCATCAGATAACGCCACGGATTCCCTCGTTTGCCCTCGCCGATGCGCTCGACAACACCCGCGTCCACAAGCTCCTGGGCAGCCCGATGAACCGAGTTACGGTCCATCTCTGTGTGCTCGCGCAAGCCCTGCAGGTCCAGGCTCTCGCCTTCAGAGAGTCTTTCCAGAACCTCACGCACCTTCGCACGCACTTCAGCTTGCCTCAACTCGGAGACCGCCGTGCCTAGCCCGATTCGCCCCATATCGTCCATCGGGATGACCGTCTCGCCCAGGTCGGCACCGTAGCGCTGAATCGTCTGCAGCACGCGCAGATTGTCCTTGCGCCTACGGAACAGGACGAGCGTATCCACGGCGCCGAAAATCGCCGTCGACCCGAGCACGTCGTCGCCTCCCTCGCGCGTCATCTTGCCCAGATGGTGGGTCACCGCGATGTGGCAACCCGTACGCCGCGCGAGCTCGATCACCGGTTCCAGCTCGCGGGTCAGCTCGGCATAATCGCTCGAGTCGCGCACGCGCACCAGCTTGAGCACCGGATCAGCGATGACCAGTACCGGCTGGAACAGCGCGATCGCGTTGGCCAACGCGGCCATGCCTTCCTTGCTCGTGCCCGGCGCGGCGCCGACGTGGACATGGATCAGCTCGTTCGTGCCGCCCATGTTGCGAAAGTGGTTCGCCACCTCGGCACGCTTCTCCTCGAGCGCAAGGACGACCACCGACCCACGATGGCAAGCGCGCTCAAGGAACGGCTCACCGCGCGCGACGCACAGCGCCAGGTTGCGCACTGCGACGCTTTTGCCGACCTTCGGTTTCGCGCCCCACAACGAGACGCCGCCGCTCGGCAACATGCCCTCGACCAGGTAGGCCACGGACTCTGGCGGCTCGGCGAGCAGGTCCTCCATCGCCGTGAACATAAACCCATGCGTTTCCTGCCCGTTCTTCGACGCCGCGGTCTTGCTCGGCGTGACCACGAACATCAGCGACAGGAAGTCGGCGAGCTCTGGCCAGCGCTTGTCGATCGTCGGCAGCCCCTCAACTGGTTGCTTGTTCGCGATCTTCAGCACCGACCCCTCCGCCAGCCGGTCGATCTCCTCTTCCCAATGCCGCTGCCGATCGTTGAGAAAGCCCTGGTCGCCGGACTGACGCGCCGCTTCCTTGAGCACCTCGGCCACCGACGGCGCGTCCATGTGCCGCGCCAGAAAGCCACTCAGCGGCAGCAGATAGTCCGAGTGGCGACTGATGCCCGGGTCGGTTGGCCAGTTGCTCGCGATCACCGCGGCCACCGCCACCGTGACCACCTCGTTACGCCGATCGTCGGACCAGCTCCGCGGTTCGGATGGGTCGACGACTGGCCGACTACCGCCTCCCTGCGCCCGCGCCCACACCTCGACCAGGTAGTCGTTCGC